GACACTGGCATAGCTTAAATAAGCTAAAAAAGACATCGACCCACCCCATACCATCACCCCCCCACCCCCCTCAATTTTTTATTTATATATTTAAACTCTTACCTCCCTCCAAAATTTTCAACTCCCTCAACTCTTTCCGTAATTTTAAAGGTACCACCGGGTAAGTCCCGCTTATCCGCCAGTGCTTTTAAAAGGCAAGGATGCCTGTCTCTCAGCCGTCCTGTAAGTCCTTCACAAAGCCCATCGTTGAGCCATTTCTGCCTCTTATTGAGCCGGAATATAAGTCGCTCGTTATAAGTTGGAGCTTTAGCTGGGAAAAAAGGGAAAATGCGATAAATAAGGTGTTTTCGAACACCGGCTGGGTTAAATATTAAGATAAAAGACAATGCGAGGTAAGGACAAAAAAAATAGAAACCAGCAGAATAATGTGGAACTCTATCGGGACTTTTGGTTGAAGCAGTTAGATTATTTGGAAGAAGATTTAATGGATTGGCACGAAAAAGAGCTGAAAGAATGGAAGCAGGGTAAATTTGCCCACGTAGTTCCCAAGGGTATCGCTTATTTGAGAGAGTGTATAGAGGACGGGATTTTACCTACGGCCTCTTTTTTGTATCAGCGGATCGGTTATCCTCAGGATAGGATTTCGATGTTCTGCGGGTGTTTATCCAGCAGTTATTCCAAGGAGACTATTAGGAAGGTGGGGCATCCGATTAAGATGATGAGGAATTTTGTGGCGGCGGCTTATGAGATGGACGGGACGCAGAAGATTAATCCGTCTTTTGGGATTTTTATGCTGAAGAACCTCGGTATGGAGGACAGGCAAGTAGTTTCCGAGGAGGGCTTTACCAAGAAGGAGAAGGAAGAGATTCTGGATAAGCTCAAACGCCTATGAATCTTAACATGAAGAAATATGTGGAGAATTGTATCGAGCAGGGAGCTCATGATAGCTTGATTAAGTTTTTCAAAAAATTTGAAGACCTTGATCAGCTTAGCAAGAAAGTGATCATTTGGGGGCATATCTTTATGCCCGAGTACCTTAAAACGAAGAGCCCGGATTTCCATTACGAGGTGGTTAAGAAATTTTTTAACGGGAAGAACGAGTACAACGCTTATCCCCGGGGGTTTGGAAAGACGACTATCATCCAGCTTTGCATAGCCTTCTCGATTGCCCACCGGATTGACAAGTTCATAGTGTTGTTGGAGAAGTCCCACGAGGAAGCCTCCGAGGTGCTGGAAGGAGTCCGGTACGTGTTTCAGAACTCCGTTTTAAAGAAGGTCTACGGCGACTTGTCTAAGGGGGCACAGAAGTCGGCGGCCGGCGATTATTATCTTAACGGAGTCCGCTTGAAAGCTCGGGGGTTTGACAAGAACGTGCGGGGACTCAAATCTAAGGATACCCGTCCCACTCGGATTATTCTGGATGATGTGGAATCGGACGAGCATATTGAAAACCCCGACCAGCGGCGGAAGTATCTAAACAACTACCTAAGGGGCGTGATACCGGCAACAGACCCTTCTTACGGGAACATCAAGATGTTTGGGACTATCCTGCATGACGATTCGCTGCTGCAGACTCTGATAAACGAACACGGGGGCGAGGTCTTAAGAGCGTGGGATTCTAATAGGAAGCTCTTGTGGCCGGAAGTATGGACGCCCGAGAAGCTGGAGGCTAAGCGGAAGGACATGGCCATAGAAGGCCGGGGCGACGCCGCCTTCTATCAGGAGTATTTTAATGAACCCGTTTCCGAGGAAGACCAGCTCTTTAAGGAGGAGATGTTTAAATACTTCAACGACACCCAGCTGGAAGAGGTCATGAAGAAGCCGGTCTCGGTTTATCTGATGGTAGACCCGGCCATCTCCAAGAGGGAAACGGCCGACTTCACCGCCTTGGTGGTTACCGTGGTAGACAGGCAAGGGCGTATCTACGTAGCCGAGATAGTCCGCAAGAGGATGGGCTTGACCGACACCTATCGGACGCTGTTTCATCTTTATGAGAAGTGGCATCCCGAGAAGGTGGGGATTGAAACCACCGCCTACCAGAAAGCTCTGGTGCACTACATAGACGAACAGAAAAAGAAGAATGATATGATCAGGACTATGCGGGTACAGGAGATTAAGTCGGACATGGACAAGGTTCGCAAGATCCGGCAGCTGGAACCCCGCTATAATCTGGGTAACATCTACCACCGCCAGAACGACCCCATGACTAAGACGCTGGAGTCGGAGCTCTTAAGGTTTCCCAGAGGAGCCACCGATGACGTAATCGACGCTCTTTCTTCGATAGAACAGATGATCTCTTTTAGAAAAAGGCCGACTAGGAAGGCTTATAAGAAGTTTGTTAGATCCCGGCAGGTTGCTTATTAAAGCAGGGCTCGTTTAAAGAGACCAAAGCAGGGCAAAGCCGCAGGCTGTTTGAACCCCTGCTTTAATAAGTAATTATTTAAAATGAAATACTCCAAGGCGAGGAAAGACCTTAGATGGAAAGGCAAGAAAGCCCCTAAATATAAGGGAAAGGATATTAAAATAGACATAGACACCCCTGCTAACGATAGATCTTATAGAAGGACTCTTCGGGAAGGGAAGAATCCTTTTTATAATCCAGTTAGGTATGGTGTGGCTAAAAATTTGAAGCATGCCAAGGAAGGGGCTAAGTCGGCGGGCAAGACTGTTAAGAAGAAAGCCAAGAAAAATTACTCTTACGCCAAGCAGGGAGCCAAGACGGCGATTAAATCCATTAAAGACATGTTTTAATGAATGAAGAAATCTACGAACCTACCGAAGCTCAAACGGAAGTGATTAACCGAGTGTGGAGAAGGTTCGAAAAAATGAGAGAAGAGAGGGATAGACCCAAGAAGTATTTTGACGGGAGAGATTTGGCTACTTATATAAATGATTCGGCCAACGCATGGAACGGGGTAATCCCTGAAGAGATCAAAGCCTCCAAGGATGATTGGCAGTCTTTGGTGTTTGACCATATTACCCGGGGGAAGGTAAAAGCCTTGGTCGCTTTGGTGGTAGGTTCCCAGCCTTATATTAATATTATAGGAGCCACCCGGCGGGATAATAGGTATGCCTGGGAAATGAATAAGCTGTTTGAACACGAGTGGAGAGAAAGAGACGAAAGGATGAAGAACTACTATCAGGCTTTGGACTGTGCTATTAAGGGCACGGTGGTAGTAGAAGAGTTCTACAGGGAAGAAAAAAAGAAGACCAAAGAGATAAAAAGCGTCAACCACGACACCGGCGAGATTAAATATAAGGAGAAAACTGAGATTAAAGGCGGAAGAGGACACGTAGACGCCGAGATTGTTCCTTTGGAAAATTTTTACCCCAACGAGCATCAAGCGGATGTGAAGTCGGACTGTATAAGGATGTCTTATATGTCGGTGGATGAGTTTCAAAAGAAATTTGGCTCTTATCCTGATGCCGATAAAGTAAAAAGAGGACTTAGGGCGGATTATTTGGATAATATAGATTACAAGAGAATCGCCCACAACAGAGAAGATATTGTAGAAGTTTTAAAATATTATAATGAAGATGACGATGAGCTGATTATTCTGGCTAACGGCGTGTGGATTAACCCGCAAGAAGGGGACAAGGTGTCGCCTTTGCCGTATGACCATAAGCGGCTGCCCTTCGTTAAGACTGTTTTTGAGCCTGCCGATGTAAATGAGTTTTACGGCAAGTCGCTGCCGGATTTGATGACCGGCGAGCAGGAAACCATCAACGCTCTTTTGAGAATGATGATAGATAAAGAGGTTCTGGCTTTGAACAGGCCTCTTTTAATGGGAATGGGAGCCGAGCTGGAAGCGGGCTTAATAGAACCTAACGCCCAGCTGTCGGTTTCTGAGGATCTCTCCCAAGTTAGGGAGCTGGATATTCGAGACATCGGCCAGTCGCCGTTCTCCTTGGTGGAGTTTTTGGTTAAACGCTCTAACACCAACACGGCGATAGACCCTATGGCTCAAGGAGTCCATACCGGACGCAAGACTGCCAGCGAAGCTCAGATGCTGGATCAAAATTCCAAGCAGATGGCTTCCTCTTTCCAGTTGTTTATTTTCCACCTTCTCAAGAAAAGAGCCGAGCTGAGAGTCCAGAACATCTGCCAGTTTTATCGCAAGCCCATTCAATACGGAGCTTTGGTAGACCAGAACGGCAACTATGAATACACCTCTTCGGGCAACATCAAGAGAGCTCCCCAGTATCGAACAGTAGTGGAAGACCAGCCCGGAGGAGAGCCGACTTATTTGGAGATTAGCCCCGAGATATTAAAAGCCAACTATTTAATTAGGTTTGAAGAAGACTTCTTCCAGTCCAAGGGAGAGCAGAACAGGGAAATGAATGCCCAGAAACTGTTGATAGAATCGAAGTCTAATCCTTTATTGGATGCGGATGAATGCACGATAGATTGGCTGATGGCAATCGGCAAAGATCCTAAAAGATTTTATATGGGACAAGGTTCCGAAGGAGAAGTCCCCCAAGCATTAAGCGAAATGAATGATCAATCGATTGGTGAACCTCCTGTTCCGACTGCTTAGTCCGAAGCTGGAGAAAAAATTAAGCTCTAAGAAATCGACGGAATTGTTTGAATACATAGCCGAAGACCAGTCTTTGCAGGATTTTCCCGATTTCCTTTTGCAGTGTGCCGATGAAGCCAAGAACAATTATATGTACTCGGAAAATAGAATCTATAAAGGTAAGGCGGCAGCGTTTTTGTTATTAAGAGAGAAAATTTTAAATAGTAAGAAAGTTTTAGAAAAAAAGAGGGCTCGTTCTAAAGACAAGCCTTCGCAAGTTAAATATTAATCAAATATTATGGAAAAACAATATGAAGACATGACAGAAGAAGAAAAACAACAAGAAAGAGAAAAAAGAGAAGAAGAAGCACAGAAGAAAGCTTCCGGCGAAGAGGAGGAGAAAGACTCTGAGGATGATTCAGAGAAGGATTCTGAAAAGGGTTCGGAGGATGACTCCGAGAAGGAATCCGAAAAGGATCCAGAAGAGGAATCCGATAAAGATGACCCGAAAGCTGAAATCGACAAGATAGTTGAAGACAAGCTTAAACCCTTTAAAGAGCAGGAAGAAGAACGCCGAAAGCAAGAGGAGAAAAAAGTCAGGGATGCTTTTTTCGACAATAATCCTCAATATCTTACTGATGCAAAGAAGTGGCAGGCTCTATTAGACGAGATGGACAATCTTAATCCTAATTTGAGCTATGCTGAATCCTTGGAGAAAGCTCATCGCATTCTGGACGGGACAAGTCGAACCCAAGAGGAAATAGATGAGTTTAAGACGAACCAAGCATTTGCTTCTTCAGGGGCTGGCGAATCTAAACAGACCGCCGGTGAAGAAAAAGCAGAGCTGACCGCCGCAGATAGACGGCTTATGAAAAACGCCGGTGTGGACGAAGAAGCTATTAAGCTTTTAAAGAAGAAGCAAAAAGACGGTTCAATGCAAGTATTTTATCCCACTATATAATTAATCTAAACTTATGTTTAAATTTAAGAGAACCGTAGGCGGAGTTGGAAGAAAGCTTATCAAAGTTAAGCTTCACAACTCTGAGACTTACAGGGTAGGAGACTTAGTTGAATCCTATCAAAGCGGAGCAGCCAGATTGGCTACCGCCGCTAAACCTGTTTTGGGTGTTATCCAAGCGATTACTGATGAGCATGGAGCTCCCATAGTTAATGAAGCGGTAACCGCAGGAACCGCTGCCGGAGTTGATACTAACAGTGTAGACACTGATGCAAGCAACTCTGATAATTACCATGCTTTGGTGGATATTAGTAAAGACACTGTATATTCCGCTGAAGTTAATGGAACTCTTGGTACTACTAATGATTCTGATAAGGTAGGTGCCAAGATTGATGTTGATTCAAGTAACTCCGATCAAGGTCGAGTATTGGAGTCCACCGCTACCAGAACTGTAGCTACTACTGCTAACTTTTATTCGCTTGGCAAAGACCCGGAAGATGATGAAAGATTGATGGTCAAAATTGCTAACAGCGAATTAGAAGCTGACGCAAGCACTGAAGCCTAATAATTAACGTAAACTTATGAATGTTGAAGCCAGATCAAACTGGGGCGAGTTTGTAAAGGGATTGTCAGCTAAATTCGCTGAGGTGGAAAACCAAGCGGATATGGCTTACTCTCTCGGAATAAACTCTGCCACCGGTGTTGAAGAAAACAACTACACCAGAATTTTTAAGCAAAGAATGTCTGACAAAGCCCGTGAAGAAATGGGAAGCAAGACTGGAGTAGGATACCCTACTTTAACTGGTGAAGGAGAAGATTATGCCACCGATAGCAGATTGGCAGGTTACAAAACGCAGTTTAACTTCAAAAAGAAGACTAACTCTATTGAAGTAACCGAAGAAATGAAGGACGACTTGGATAACGATTTGTCTGAGACCTTTGATGAAGCCAAAGATCTGTATATCGGCTTTAAGATGGAATTTGACAGGAGTGCATTTAGCATTTTTAATTATGCTTTCACCGCTCAGTCTTCTCTTCCTTCTGACCTGACTTTCTATGCTGACGGTAAACCGATGTGTTCTACCAGTCATCCTAGAAAAGACGGAGGTTCTTCTCAGTCGAATGCCAGTTCTAACGGGAATCCTTTGAGTGAATCCAACTTGAGAACTGCTCGACAAGACTTGAGAAGGCAAAAGGACGACAGAGGTCTTCCGATGAACATCGGTTCCGGTAAACTCGTGTTGCTGGTACCCGATTCTTTGGAGGATACTGCCAGAGTCTTAACCGGTTCTTCTTTGAGACCTTCTACTGCTAACAACGACCTGAATGTGTTTGACGGTATTATCACCGTTATTTCTACCAAATGGTTGAATGCTGATGCAGGCGGAAGCGACACTCAATGGTTCTTGCTGGATAGTATGTATTCTCCTTGTATCTTCTATGAAAGAAGGGGAATCAAGACTTCCATTTATGTGGACAACAAGAACAAGAACACTATCTATGATATGTCTGCCAGATGGCAAGTAGGGAACAAAAACTGGAGAGGTATTTATGGAAGTAAAGGTGACGGAAGCTCTTACAACAGCTAGTTCTTAAGAGGGGCGTTTTAGACCCGGGGTGGTTGCCCGGAGGAACGCCGCAAGGCTTGTATAGATTCGCCCCTCTTCTTAACCATTAAACTAATTTTATGGGAGATACTAATTTTACCTCAGTAGATACTAGCGAAGGCTACAAGGTAGGCGGCTCTGAAGTTGTAGACAGCAGCGGAGAAGTTAAAAATGCCGCTATTAAAACTAGCGGAGTGACTTCTACCAAGCTGGCTAACGGAGCTGTAACTCCTGCTAAGGCGGGCGTACAGTTGGTAGCTTTGCAAGGAAGTGCCGAACTGGATTTAACCGATGATTCTGATGAAACTGAAATAGTAGCTTCAGGATCGATTCCCGCTTCTCGTGGAGGAGAGAAATTGATTCCTGTTAGAGCCTATGCAGTTGTTACTACCGAGATTGCAGCTGATAGCACAGCTCCGGTAGTTAAAATCCAAGACAGCGATGATAATGATGTAAACTTGGATTTGGACACTCTCGCTGACGCAGACTCAGCTGATGCAGTACGCTTGAAAGAGATTTCTGACGGAGACGACATGACTCCGGTAGATATTACTTCCAAGGGGCTAAAAGCTGCGGTTACCACTGCCGCAGCAGACGCCGCAACAGCTGCCGGTAAATGTAAAGTGATTGTAGAATGTATGTTGGTTAAATAGTACTTAGGCGGGCTAACGCCCGCTTATAGTGGGATTTAACAATTAAATAAAAATATGGCTAAAAAGAAGCATGTAAAAATAAACACCTTGGAAGACTTGGGGAAAATTAAGATTAATCCGCAAGTTAGTGAAGACTTGGACAGGATTGAACTTGATAAAATTCCCCCGATTCCTTTAAAAAAGCCTAATTCTAAGGAGTATACTAATTATTATGTGATTAATAATGAGTATGTTCCCGAAAAAAAAGCATTAGTAATGCTTCAAGAGAAGAGGGCGGTTAAGGAATATAAAAAGTATAAAGCTCTTAAGTGGAAATACAGAGCTTATTTAAATAAGTAATCTAAAACTATGCAAGGCGGAGTAATATTTGATGAAAAAACGATACCCCTCAATTTAGTAGGAAGAATTCCCACTATTGAGAACAAGACTTTAACCGACAGTGATACGGAGTATGAAGTAGATCTTCCGAAAAACACGGTAAAGTTTACCCTGCAAGCAAGGGGTTCTCATGATGTGAAGCTGTCTTTTGAAGATGGAGAAAGCGGCTCAAAATATATAACTATTAAATCTGGTGCTTCCATTACAGAAGACTTGCTGGATTTATCGGGTAGAACCTTATATTTACAATCCCCCGAGGTGGGAACAGTAGTAGAAGTGCTTAGCTGGCAAATATGATTAATAAAACTGGCCAAATAGCTTTTTTGGATGTTGACAGTATTAAGGTTTTATTTTCTGATGACGGAGGGGTCACTTGGATAGCCGGCAAGGTGGACTCAGACGGCAGAGTGAGAACCAAGACGGTAAATGATGAAGGGATCATCTCTAAAGCGATATTAACTAAACAGGCTTCCGCTAAGACAGAGCTGGGAAAATTAAACAGTCTTATCCCTGATGAATATGATTACATAGATCTTTCTTATGCGGACGGTAATTTGAGCGAAGTAATATATAAAACGGGAGGTTCAGAAGGAGAAATAGTCTCTACCTTATCCTTAAGCTATGATGAATTTAATAGGTTAATAGATGTTTCTGCAATATGAGAAAAAAAAGCAAGATAGATAAAAACTATCGAATAGACAAGAACAAGATGGAAATAGATTCCATTAAAGTTGTGGAACATGAAAAGCAAGTGGAAAAACCTGTTTATGTTGATAAGGTGATTGAGGTTCCCGTTTATAAAAAGGTGGAAAAAAAGGTAGAGATAGAAAAACCTGTTTATAAAGAAGTTGAATATGAGATTCCCGTTTATAAGAAAGTTGAATACGAAATTCCGGTTTATAAATACGTGATAAAAGAAATGCCGATATACGAAGAAAAAACTTATGAAATTCCGATTCCCAAGAAAGTGCCGTATGAAGTGCCCAAGGTCATAGAAAAAGAAACAGTTATCCATAAGCCGGTCTATAAGAAGAAAGTGATTCCTTATTATGAGTTTCCAGAAGAGATTAGAAAAAAATTAAACAACAAAGAATGAGCTTAGGTAAAGTAGATAAAAATTTTGATGCCGAGATAGGAGAAAGAAATGTGCTTTTTTCTCCCGATGGAGGAACGACTTGGATAGAAGGCAAGTGCGATGAGGACGGGCGGTTGATTATCAAAAACGCCGATTCTTCCGGGTCGGTAATTAACCCGGCTACCGAGAACAAGCAGGACGATATTATTGGAGAATTAAAAGTGATGAATAGCTTAGTTCCCGATACTTACGATTATATAGACCTTTCTTATACGGACGGGAATTTAACTCAAGTAACCTTTAAATCAGGCGGGTCGGATGGTTCGGTTATATCTATTTTGAGTTTGGGATACGATGACTCTGATAATTTAATAAGCGTAGAAAAAGTTTAATGAAGTATATTTTTAACCCATTATCAGGCAAGTTTGACATACTGGATACTACCATAGCTTCTTGGGGCAGTATTAGCGGGACGCTTAGCGATCAAACAGACTTACAGAATGCTTTAGATGCCAAGGCGGCGATTTCCAACGTGTTGACCTTGGACAATACAGATTCTTTTACCCCAGACTCAGATTACGAACCGGCCACCAAGAAGTACGTAGATGACGGACTGGCCTCTCAAGACTCCTTGGGAGAGCTAAGCGGAGATTTAGA